CCCATGTAGAACCGCTATCAGTCTCAATTGTCCATTCCTCAATTGCTTGACTTTCTGCTAATGCTAAGAGAGTTTCCATATCATCCTCATCTTTAAGTATACCTGCAAGAGACACCTCTCCTGCGTCCTTAAAGCCTGCTACGAACTCTTTATAACCAGCAGAACTATCTAATGTGGTTACATCGACCTCGTCGGATTCTACTCCAACCTCTCCTATACTAGTAAGATTACCAACAATTAAGTCAGTTTCTTCTACTCCAGACAGCGTTTTTGTTAGGGTTGTCCCTAAACTTTTTTCTGCGGCCATTGTTTTAGTATAATAAATTAAATCTTGTTGTTATATGACTAACGTCATCTTCTGGGACATCTGAGTTAAAGACCATTACATGTCCTTCTTCCCTCATGTCTTCTTCGAGAGTAGATAACAACGTTCCACTCTCCTTACTTGTTTTTGCGTATATATCAATTACTACTACTATCCTTTGAAAACCTATATCTTTCTCTAAAACTAGATTAGGAATATTATTAGCGACAGAGAAAGTAATACAGGGAAATTCAACAAGTACCTCCGGTCTGTTCTGGTATACAGTAACATCCTCTATTTCTGAGAGTATTGCGTATACATCTGCTTTTGGTTCGTACATTATTTTGTTACCTTAAATTTACCTAAACTATAACTAAGAAATTCCTTAGCACCTGTTTCTATATCTTTTCTATGTATTTCCATTGCTGGAATCATAAAGGGATGTGGTTTTCCACTAACCATTAAACCTGTCATCTCTGTAGTATCAAAACCATGTCTTTCAGCCCATTGTTTCAATCCAGTTTCTTGACCATCTATTACAAATGGTACAAAATGCGGCTTAGTAGTACCGAACTCTACCCATCCTGCATATTCAGTTGCGGTATATACTCTTCCAACAACTGTTTTCCCCATCTTGTAAGTATTTCTTTTAATACTCCTCTTAAGAAACCCTGTATCTTTAGGAGCTAGATCCTTCGCAGTCCTTTGAACAAGTTGCGTTGCGGTAGTTATGAAAGGTTTCATATCTACTTTTTGCATCTTATCAAAATTTTTAATCAACTCATCTAAGTTGAGGACTTCGATGACCATTTTTTTCCTATTATCAACTTATGTGAATCAAAGGGTATGGATTTCATTACCATATACATCTTGTCTTCATACTCTAAGATTTTACCAACCGCGACCTCTTCATTCGTTGTTATTGCAATATCAATTACATCTTTAAGACCGTAATTCTCTTGTAATAAAGCTAGATTATCAAATCTAACATTCCCATAAAATGAACTATCCTCCGTAGAAGTCTTAACTCCAGCCCAGCCCTCATTATCTACTGCTTCCGAAGAAGTGTAGAGGGTGACTACCTTATCATAAAAGGTATCCGCCATTTGAGTTTTAAAATCCTCCGGTATTATCACCGATAGTTGGTATTCTAATCTTAATTAGTAAATCTTTTACTCCTGAGAATATTTCTGCGTCTGACTTTGAGAAAAGATAACTGGCGAGTTCTCCAGAATAGTCAACTGATTGACCATTGTCGCTTATCTTCATTATTTCTCTCTTCGCTTCTGCATTTTCTTGAACTGTCTTATGCACCCCCACAACGACTGAAGCTAGAGGTCTTTCTAAACGTGACGGTATAGGGAGGACATAATCCTCTTCCTCTACAGTCGTATCTAATAAATCTTCCTCGTATTGCTCCACTAGTTGATCTCTACCTGTGAATACTAAAGTTCTATCAATAACATCTGCTATAACAAAATCTAAGTAACTATCATCTGTTAAGTCATTGTTTATTATCAACGCGTATTCTTTTATACTTGCTATAATTGCATCCATTCACTTCTTGTTTAAATTTAGTTAGAGCTACCGAAGTAGCTCATAAACTAATATTAAGCACTTACCTCACTAAAATCGGCGTATGCTATCAAGTCTGACATTACTGCTTGTGTGCCGTAACTATAAAACAACTCGATTGCGATTGCGTTTGAGAGTGGAATTCTTTCTACAGCATAAGGCTTAGCTGCAACTGGTTGGGCAATAGAACCTACTACCATACAAATTGCGTCTTCAGTCTGTCTTGTATTTGAAAATATTCTTACATCATGGAAAACCTTCGCATTAACACCACCATCGGTAGGGTTAGGAAGTACATCCAGTTCGTTTCTCAAGTCACCGTAAATAGCTGGGGTAACCGTTACAACTATCATATTTCTATCGACACCATCAACATTGTCGTTTTCTGTAGTTTCGATTTCCTGTATAAGTTCCTCTAATTGAGCTACAACTGTGGTCTCCGTTATTGTTTTCTCTGTTCCTTCAGCTTCTGCTTCAGTAAAGAAAGCACTATCGAGTTCTCTAATCATAGCTAATTTATGGTTCCTACTTCTCTTTGCGAGTATGTCGGCTATACCGTAGAATTGAATATCCTTCCATTCTACTTCCTCGACTATCTCCTTGTCTTGATCTAAGTTAATTGTTACACCATTATTACTTACCTCGTCACCTTTACTTGCTGTTCTAGCAGTACCGTATGCTTGGGAAGCTGATGTCATCAATCTCCTTACTTCAACAGAACCACTCTCTGGGTCACCAGAAAGGTTTATGTTCTTGATCGAGACAGATATTGCACCTTTCTGAACCATATCGATAAGTTCCGCGTATGATTCAATCAAAGCATCTTCAGTCACACCATCGGACTGAAAGATACTTAATGCATCTTCTTTTGCCATCTTAATTATATTTTAAAAGTTAAATCTAGAAAGTGGTTACTACTTTTTTCTTTTTAGTACCACCTTTAGAATTAACGCTTATATCTTTTGGAGGATCACCCTTCAACTGCTCTGCTACTGATTTAGCAACAGATTCAGAATAATTTTTAATAAAAATATCTGCATTTTTCAAAGTCGTTTCCTTATCTATCTCTATAACATATTCAATTAAATCTGTCGGTATCTTTGCTTTCACAAATAACTCTCTTACATCTAATCTGTTTTCTCTTTTAGATAAAGATTCATCTTTAAGTCTTGAATCCTCTTCTGATTTAGCCTTTAATTCTTTTTCTCTTTCCTCTTGAGACAGTTTCGCCAATTTCTCTGCTTCGATTTTCGCTTTCTCTATTTCTTTCTCTGCTTCGGCTTTCATTTTCACCTCCGCTCTAGTTAAACGTTCCGTCAAAGCTGTATCGAATTGTTCTTGAGTTAAAAGTTTTTCCTCCTTCTTAGTAACCTCTTTTTTAGGTGTATCTGGAGTTTTCCCACCTAGAGTTTCTTTATTTTCCTTTGCCATTTTAGCATTAGATTAAAAATTTAGCCGTACAACCCTCGTCAGGTATATATAATAATATAGCATATTTCTCTTCTTAATAACAGTACTATTTAAAAATCCTTAAAATCACTTCACGCTTAACTTCTTCCCACTTATGTCCTGTAAATTTAGAAATAAAATTATCTATCTTTTGTTTACTATATGTATTGAGGTGAACTTCATTATTTAAGTTCTCAGCCTTCCCAATCTTTTCTTTTTCAGTTGGAGGTAGAAAGAAAATAATAGCTACTTCTTTCTGTGCAACCCTATACATCTCTTCAATAGCTTTTTCAAATCCAGGTAAGTGTTCTAATATATGTCTTCCTGTAACTATCTCAAAAGAATTATCTTCAAAAGGTAAATCCTCTATATTACCCACAATTGCATTTATACCTCTTTCTTGAGCTTCTTCTATAAGTCCCCCGCAATTATCAATTCCTGTGTACTCTATTTTTATTTTCTCTTTCTTATATTTTTCCCAGTCTAAACATATTCCACAAGCACAATCTAATACGCTTTTATGATCAGAAACAATCTTTGATAAAGCAACTCTAGAATCTGCTTCAACACCTCCTAGATAATTCCTAAATCTTTCTTCTTTAAAATTTCTATCCCACCATGTACTCATATTATTCCTTGTTTATATTATTTAATTTATCTCCCATGTGAAACTCCCTCTATTAGTTTTTCTATGTATTTCTTGACTAGTGTAACCTCTCTTTCAGTCATATCATTAGACATTATTGGTATTTTACCAAGCTCTATATCTTCTATAAAACCATACTTATCTATTAATTTTTTTATCTCTTTATCCATAGGTCTCTTCTATTAAATTATTTATTTCCTCAAAGTAATTGAAAAACTCTGGTGCATAACTTTTAAATTCTTTTGGATTTAGTAAATACTGCCCCCAACCTTCTGCAAATACCTCTTCTGAACTCTTAATATAAGTTCTATATTTTGTGGAATTTCTTAGGAACTTGTTCTTATCTAAATCAATCCTGTTCCCACGATAAGCTTTATCTAATAAATCATCAGTTATAGTAAGTCCTCCTTCTTTAAGGGTTCTAGATAACCTCTTCTTTACTATATTCTCAGCCCCTTTGCTTACGCCAGACCTTTTGTAAACCTTCTGTCCACCTTCTAGTGTTATATAGTTTCTTTCACCTCTCCAAATGCTTTCAAATGTTTTTGTAAGTGATAATTTATTTCTCTTCACTTCTTGTCTAAAATCACTTATTGTTTGACTATCTATCGAATTATTCTTAAATATCGATGTATTAACATTCATATAATCAACCGAATGTCCAACCTCGTGCAAAAGAGATTCTTTCATATCACCGGACAGTCTACTTCTAATATATATTTCCCTCTTTGCATGGTCATAATTTCCGTACGTACTTCTCACTCCCTTTTGTGTTATATATATCTTCCTGTCTTCCATAAATTCTCTCATATAATTATCCAATTTCACTTCAACAGGTTTTCTCTTTCCAAGTACAATAGGTTTATATTCTTTCTTTTTTATAGGGAGCTTTACTAGAGCATATTGCCCTTCATAAGAATCTATCCAAGCAACATCTTCAAGTTTGACTACCTTACTATAAATTTCACCACCACCTGCATAAGTTTCCGCTTCCATCCTAGAAGGAGTTACAAATATTCCATTCTTTATTTCATAAGAACTAAATACCTCAATTTCTCCGATCTTTAAAGCTTTTTCTATATCTTCTTCAGCGTAATCTGGAGATGTTACAAGATTGTCTTTATCTGAAACTGCTTCTTTAAAAGTTAGAATATCTTTAATACTCCGAATCCCTGTATGAATATCATCCAACATCGGGTTTGATTTCTTAATTATCTCTAGTTGAGATTCTTTGTGTGTATCTTTTTCTCCCATTTTCTTCACCATATCTTTAACAGTATCTAATAGCATAAGATGTTGTTCTTTCCCATCTTTAATAATCAATGCATCATAACCTTCTTCTTTAAGAGCTTTACTCATTATCAAATCCATTGCTACATCTCCTTTATTTTTCTTCATCTTTGTAAATACTGTATCAATCTGTGTTTGTGGTATTCCTGCTTTTTTAAGATCGTAAGCTATTATTCTATTAAGTCCTTTTTCATCTCCTTCGTAATGCATCATATCTTCCCACAGGTTTTGTCCTGCTTTTGCATATTTCGGAGCAATAAAATCTTCATATCCTGAGTTTATTATTGAGAAAGACCCATCTGGTATATTCCCTTCTTCCAATATCAAAGGATTCTTTGGTTTTTGGATTGTTACATATTTGGTTGTTCCTCCTATTATGCTATCTTTTTCTTTCATTGCTCGTTTTATCTGTTCTACTCCCTCTTCGTTAGTAAACCAAGTTCCTCCTCTTAATTGGTCTGTTGTCTTATTCCTATCTTCTGCATATCTTATCCAACCTTTTGTTTCTTCAGAGGATTCCTCTTCTCCTTTTTTGACTAATATTCCTTGCTTATTTCTGGCAATCTCATTGTCAAATAATAAACGTGTATCACTTCTACAATTAGGATGCATAGGAGGGAAATTCTCACCTACTACTGCATTTTTAACCTCAAATACTTCTCCTTCTAATCCTTTACAAATCTCTGATGTTCTACCGTCCATAATGGCGTCGTATTCATAATATCTGATACCCTCATCTTCGTAACTCTCTAATTCTGCTTGATTCTGGAAGTAATTAGTCTCTGTCCTTATAAGTCTCATAGAATTATACTTCCCTGTATTCATAACATCTCTAACTTCTCTAGCCATCTTTTCTTGAGATATTCCGGCAGTTAATCCAGACCCTAAAACCTCTTGAAGGATTCCTGTCAATCTACTTGTATTCTTCCAGACCCTAGAACTATAGTTTCCACCTTTCCAACGCTCTCTAAGTATATCTGAAACAGC